CTCTACCATTGCGATAACGTTCTCCATGAATTCTCTCTTTGTCATTGTAAGTACCTTTCCTTTCTTTTTTCTTTCTTTCTTTAACTTACATATACATTGTATCATATGCTCTTGGGATTGTCAAGACCTTTTTTAAACTTTTTTCAAACTTTTTTTTGTTTGCTTTCTGTCTTTGTCCTCTCCCTTGGAACAATTATATTGTATCACGTTTCCGTGATATTGTCAAGAGGAAATTTCTTCTTTTTTGAAATAAATTTCAAAACCGACCTCCGACCACTCTACTTCTTTCCTCTTGACAATTATATATTAGCACATCTGATATATAATGTCAACCCTTTTTTGAAAAATATTTCAATTTTTTTGAGTTAGTCATGACTAACCACGGCCCGGGCGCGGTTGACGTATAACTTATATAGTAAACCTGAAGAGGATAAAAAAAAGAGCATGTCCGCGAGCATGCCCTTTCTTCTGTTTACTTTTTCTCTTCTCTCATTTTCTTATCGTGAGCAATTTTCTTTTCCTTTTCTGCTCTCTTTTTCTCTGCTTTGATTTTCTTTTCAGCGAGTTTGTGAGCATAATCCTCTGCCTCTGCGTAACCGTCATAAGGTTCACGTCCTTTATCTGCTCCCGTTGGGACTTTTACAGTGATTACTACAAACTTTTCTTCATCGTTTGCGTCAATTGCGGGAATTGCGATTTCGTTAGACTTCACTCTCAGAACTTCATCATCTTTTTCAAGGTAATGTGTGAGAACAGAGAGATAGCAATTTCTTAATTCTTCGTTTGCCATTTTATTTGAGATAGCCATAATTTTTTCTCCTTTCTTATTTTCTATATATATTATATCACAATTTTTTAATTTTGTCAAATTATTTTTTCTTAAGAAATTATACCGCCAAGAAACTTTATGGCGAGCAAGCCACAAGTTATTGCAAGACATGAACAGTCTTTTACTTTATCTGCAAGCGGACGCTGAAGAACAAACGTACGAGCAACTGCGCACACATTAGCGGTGAGATATACACACTGTCCGATAATAAAGTTACTGCCTACCGTACACTGTCCGACAATAAGACACATAAGAACAAAATAGTTAAGTGTTTCAAAAAACTTTTCTTTCATTGTTTTACTTCCTTTCTTTTTCTTTTGTAATTAAATTATATACTATTAAAATGTATTTGTCAACCCCTTTTTTTAAATGGATATATATTCGGATACGTGTATACTTATACGGCGGCCCGGGCACGCGCCTTGTTAAAAATTTCACAAACTTTTTATAAGAAAAAAACCGCCACATTTCTGTGACGGTTTCCGTGACGGTAAGTCTATGCAATCTTATACCCTTTCTGTGTACCCTTTCCCTTTACCTTTACATCAGTAACAGCAAGGATACCATTTTCTACCAACTGTCTGCACAGTGCGCTTACTTTCTGCGTTGTGAGTTCAAGACCTTTGGCGATTTCGGAAGCAACTGTGAAGTCCTTTCCGTTAAGGAAGTCAACGATGTTTGCCTTGATTGGCTCGTTTTCCTTTGATTTCTTTGAAGGCATTTCTTTTCTGTGCGCATTTCTTGCGTCAAGTTTTGCGATTTCGGATTCTGCGAACTCCTTGAGTTCATCGTTTCCCATAGCGATAACTTTTTCCATAAACTCTCTCTTTGTCATAATTTTACCTACTTTCTTGCGTTGGTCGCAACCCTTTTTGATTTTACTTTTGGGAGTTCCTTGTGTCTCCCTTACCTTACATTTATATTGTAGCAAACTTTTTCAAGTTTGTCAATACCTTTTTTAGATTTTTTTCAAAGTTTTTTCGGAAGTTTTTTCTTTCCTTTCCCTTGACAATTATATATTACCATAGTTTTATAGGAATGTCAAGTACTTTTTTTAATTTTAGGAGAATTTTTTTAATCTTTTTTTGAGATTTTCTTTTCTCTTTCATTTTCTATATATATTATATATGAATTTTAGGAAAAAGTCAAGACCTAATTTTAAAAAATTTTGAAGAGGAACTTTGTTAAAAAATTCACAAGGCGGCCCGGGTAAAAACGTGCGTTTTCTCCTGGATATGTCCGGCCTGGACCGCCCGGGCGCACGAACACATGTTCGCCGGCCCGCTGTAAACGAAAAGACTCCGACAAAAGCCGAAGTCTTTACGCAAAGGAGGAAGTATCAAAAATGAGTTTGTTTTCTTATCTTTTACAATTATATTATATCACACTTTATCTATTTGTCAAGTGATTTCTTTAATTTTTTTAATATTTCAGTGATATTTTTTTCATCAAACGCTTTTCCTGTCCATTTTCTTCTGTTCTGTTCTTCATCGTCAAACAGAATACCATGTGGATAGTTGACAATATCCTGTTTTGGTGTACCATACGATACAATATGTATTTCATCAAATTTTACACTTGCAAGATGTTTATTAAGCCAATTTCTTTTAGCATCTGTGACCCTTGCGTCATAGTCTGAAGTGCTATTCTTTGCAAGCCAACTTACAACGCCAATTTTATATCCATTTTTCTGCAAGTCATTGAGCAAACGAGCGAGCGTTGCAAGTCTTATCAATGGCTTGGCTAATCTATACGGAAGTTCATTTCCATTCATAAGCATTTCAAGCCAATCTGTAACACCATAAAGGTCTGCGATTGTTCCGTCCATATCGAAGTAAATTGCTTTTGTATTCATTATTTTTATTTCCTTTCTTTATCTCTTGCAAGTATATATTAACATATCTATATATATATGTCAAGTACTTTATCAAAAAAATATTTATTCTTTTTCGTGTATACCTATGCACAAGGCGCCCGGGTCGCAAACGTATGTTCTTTTGAAGAGGATAAAAAAAGAGGACGCACCTGCGCGCCCTCTGCGTTTACCTTATCATTTTATTGTCTATAACTGCGACAATATCATCACAATAATTAGTGTATGGATTGTAAATGCAATAACTTACAACTCTTTTACCTTTCTTTACTTTCTTATTGTATGCGATAATAGAACCATCTTCACAAGTGCCGTATCTGTTTCCGTTTGACTTGGAATAAATCTTCCATATCCATACAACCTTTGTACCTTTGCGATTTTCAATTTTCTCTGCGTCATAGTGACGGAAGAACTTTACTTTGCATTCTGTGTAGTGCGTTTTCGCATATCTTTTTGCGATTTGTTTGTTTGTGAGTGCCTGCGCCTGAAGTGGTGCAACTGTTATGAGCAATATTATTATTGTGATTATTGCAGATATAGCGTTGATTTTCTTTTCCATTTTACTTACCTTTCCTTTCTGTTCCTTTCCTTGGAACAATTATAATATATCATACTTTTACTACTTTGTCAACCCCTTTTAAAAAAATATTTTTATTTTTTTGAAGAGGACCGTCGGCGTCACAAAAACCGTCACAAGGCGCCCGGGCCGATCTGCGCATAGATAAAAAAAAAGAAAAGGGCTTAAGCCCTTTCCATTCTTTCCATTTGTGCTTCGTTGATGAAGGTCGCTTTTTCAAATTTGATTTGAATTTCCGTTCCGTCCACGTTGATGTCGCCCTTTTCGGTGAATGGAACGTTGTCTTTTGTCCAAACCTGTCCGAAGTGCTCGGTGAAAAGCTTTTCAGCGATTTCTCCGCGATTGTACTTGGAGCTTGCAACCTGTTCGTTGAAGTAATGCTCACTGCAGAGGAGTTCAGCACCCTTGCTCATCAGCAGGTCTTTCATTGCGTTTGTCGGCTTAAAACGGAGCGCATATCCAGCGCCACGGCTCGCCTTGTCAAGTTTCAGTACGCTCATTAATACGGAGCTGTCTGTAATGGTGAACCAGATGTTACCGTTACGTACATACAGGAATGCATATGTGTGAGCGCCTGCCTTTGAATTGTAAAATCTTACCATTTTATCTTTCAGTGCTATGTTTTCCATTTCCGGATTCTCCTTTCCTTTACTATATACATTATAGCACTTTGAATATAAATTGCAAGTACTTTTTTAGATTTTTCGGAAAAAATTTTTATTCAAAAAAATGTATAAAAATAATTATGCAGAATATTCTGACAATTTTCGGACTTTAAAACTTTAACGCGTTAAAGTGACGGCCCGGGCAGAAACTATTCCGTAAAAATTAATTTTAGGAATAGTTCCGAAGATGAATTGACTACTATATATAGGAAAATAATAATTTATAAAACTATATATAGTATATATAGAGAAACTATTCCGTAAAAATTAATTTTCGGAATAGTTTTAACGCTTTAATGCGCTAAAGTGTAACGCCCGGGCATTTTATAGAACATATGTTCGTTTAATATTTTTGTGAAAATAATGTGAATAATAATTTTAGGAAAATCTTTTGTGTTTTATTTTGGGAGAACTTTTATAGGAATTTTTTAGGAAAAGGAAAAAGGTAAATTTTTAATAGAAAAAATATTCAAAAAAATTAGGGGTAAAATGAAAAAATTACTTGCATTATGTGTTTAGTTGTGGTAATATAATAACAGGGAGAGATATAGAAAGGAAGTAAAAGAAATGATGTATACAGAAAGAAATAAACATGAGCAGGAAGTTATTACAAAGGCTTACAACTTTGAAATCAAAGCAATTGAAGAAAATGATTCTTCAAGAAATCCGTGGTTTGATGAAATCATGGGATGGACCGACGGGAAAGAAGTTTGGGAAGGAATCAACGTTGCCGTAGAAATGGCGATGTGATTCTAGCCAATATAAAAGGAAGGAAGTGTTTAAAATGACAAAAGAGGAAATTATTACAAGAATAGAACAATTAAATAAAAGGCTGTTCCTCATGAATATGATAGACAGATGGACCAGTGAAGATAGAGAGCGAGTTACTAAAATGGAAAACGAACTCTGCGATCTGGAATTATTGCTTGCATAATTGAAGAGGACAAAGTCCTCTTTTTATTTTGAAGAGGAACTTTATCCCTTTAAAACTTTAATGCGCTAAAGTGTGGCCTACTCCTGGGTACGGATACCGAAATCGTTTTCGTAATCGCCCGGGCAATAACGAACATATGTTCGCCTGGTCACCCCTGGAAGAACATATGTTCGCCTATACCTACATAGAAGAACATATGTTCGTTATGTATGTACGTATACCGCGCGCCCGCAGTGTACGCACGCACAAAGACTAACCTCTGCGCTTGATTGCTCTTCTTACCTTCTGAAGTACGTTCTTATATGTTGGGCCACTTATGTTGAGTATATGTGCGCCTTCTGTCACGATGTAATGACCTTCTGCTGTGTAGTGAATGTGCATTACTGTTTTATATCCTTCTACTCTTACAACCATATCTCCCATTACTATATCCTCCTTTTAAGATTTCCTCTACCATTATATTACTACAACCATATAGAAATGTCAACACATTTCTTTAAATTGACAGAAGAAATTTAAAAGGCCCGGGCAAGGCCTGAAGAGGATGAACTTGGTGACGGCATCCGCCCGGTCCTCTTCATACGAACATATGTTCGCTTGGCCGCGGTGTACGAACATATGTTCGTTATACGTGTAAAAGAAAAACAACCTCGCGGTTGTTCTTCTTTTTCTTCGTTTAAATGTCATATGATGCATAACCCCATGTGATGAAGAATGTATCAAACTTGAATGTTGTATAGAAGTCTTCATCACACTCGTTACATTCTTTCTTGAGTGTTTCATATAACTCGTGGACTTTTTTCGTATCATATTCTCTGTCAATTTCACACCAATCTTCATCAAATCCATCAAAGTCATTGACTGTCAGCGTTATTTCTTCTTCATCTTCATATTCCCACATATCTACGTCTGTGTACTGCTTCATCATTTCTTTCAGTTCTCCTCTTGTCATTTTCTTTTCCTCCTATTCTTTGAAAGCTCTATGACTTCTTCCTTTATTATATTACCACAGGTTGAGGCTCTTGTCAACTGTTTTAATAGCTCTAATTCTAATTATTCAACGCTGGTCTAGCACATCGCTTGGCTCTGGAGCGAGTCGACGGGCAGGACTATCTCAGTCCTGCCTGCCCCTCGTGGCACAACTGTGCCTTGTCATACTTGATTTGATACGGCTGTCCGTCAATTACGATGTCCGGACCGAGCCACCACTCGAGGTGGTCATGATGCCAAGTCTGTCCATAGTGTTCGGTCACGAGCTTTTCAAATGCCAGTCCCTTGTTCGGTCGCTTGCTTACTTGCTTAGCTACTTGCTTAAGTGTGTCAACGGTGCATAGCTCGAATACACTCGTCGCATGCTCTCGTATAGCTCTCACACGGTCCGAGCTTTGACGGTACTTCAGGCAGGTCGCGCCGTGTCCCTTGCTACTACTGCAGTTGTCTATTGTCGCGAGCTGGCCGAGGTGTAATCCTTCGGTGACGTATGCGAGGACTTTATTGTCCTCGTATACGCCTATTATATAACTACCATTACAGTATTCATTATTGTCATACTGTACTCGCATGCTTTTATATTCCATTATTGTCACCTCTCTATCAATAACCATACCAGTCGATTAGATTATCTACTTTTGTATTCAACTTCTTGGCATAGTAGTAAACTCGATTGTATGCTCTCTTTTCAAAAGTATCAAGGTACTCGTTAATTGCATCACACATTTTATCTATCTGCTTTTCACTCATGCCTACACGGTCAATGTCACGCTTTACAAGTGTATACTTGACGCCACTGTGATAGATTGACACACCGTATGACGGTGCTGATTTTACAACCTTGAAACTTTTTAATGCTTTTGTTTTTTTCATTTTGATATCTCCCTTCTTTGTGAGCATGTCCGCATGCTCTCCCAACTGTCTTTATTGTATCAGATAAAATGACATATTACAAGAAAAATCAGCACTTATAATTCTTAATAAATCTTAAGATTTTGGGATATAAATACCATCATATTCTGTGACGCTTTTTGTGACGGTTTTGAAAAATCTCAAGAAAATAGGCAGAAACGGCTACAGCCCAGTAATTGCAACGGTTTGCGGGCCTGGTATCTGGGTTTGTGACGGTTTTTGTGACGGTTTTGCCTACGCCGCCTGCCACATTATATCCACGAAATCAATTTTTCAACATACCTCCTCTGAAAATTTGACTTCCTCTCAGCCGTGTGATATAATATAAGTGTAAGGGAGGAAATTACATGAACAGACTTAAATTAGACTTCAGTTTAGAGACCGCTGAAGAGCGAAAAAACTTCATTGACACATATATAACTCAGTTCCCCGACCTTACTCATACGGAAGCAGAAACGATTGCGAACTATTTACTTTGGGGTAAGGACGATAACGGCGTACCCATCGGCGTAGATACGGAGTTGAAAACCCGTTGGACAAAGACAACCGACCTTGACTCACTAGATGAGGTTTTAGAGAACCCCGCACTCGTCAATGTACAATTTGCTCCGTTAACCGAAGCCGTACCCCTCCGTAAAGTGCGCCAAACTTTCGACCGAACTCAAGTGCGCGAGACAATGCCCGACTACCTTCGTGATTCCTTTGAGACGCTCTGGCGCCAAATAGATACGGACGACCTTTTAATTAACTATTATGAACTAAGGACGGGGAAGAGAACAAAACCACCCCGCGAGGAACTTCTACATAGGTTTACCGAGGAAGAACAACGTATGCTTTCGTTGAAGGCGGCGGAGCTATCTCAGTTCACTTACCTTAAACTTAGGCATGAGCTGGTTGAGTTAAGGCAGGAACAATTTACGTTGCGCGACTCGTTCATAAGTACGATAAGTAACCATCAGGGACTACCGGGGTTGCGCCAGTCGTATCAGAAGTTTGGACTTGCGTTAGAGGTTCTACCGTTAGGAGTAAAGGGAGGACCACTTGGTGACTTAATTTTTCAATCAAATTTTGACCCGCGCGCCCTCAATGAAGAACAGATACAGTTAATTCAGGACTTAATTGAAGACAGAGGAAACGTTGAATCTGGAGTTACTACGATTGACTTTAGGAATTTGGAAACACTTTACCAACTCTACTTAAATAGGGGGCTATGCGAGGAACAAATTGAACAGGAAAACGAGGCCCACTTTATTGAGGGGAGTTTAAGCGATATTTATCGTACGCTAGACTTCTACGAATCAATTACCAATTTGACCCCGGCGCAACACCGATTACTTAGACTAAAAGAGGCGGGGTATAGAAATGCGGAAATTGCAGAGTTGATTAATGGGGAGTATGGGAAGAGTTATACAGCGAATTATATAAGTACTGTATTTAGGCAAAAAACGTTGACAAAGATTATTGACGCGGTTAAGTTACATGAAGATACGATTAAGGCTTGCGGAGATTTAGATAGGTATAAAGTATGTACTCGCTGTGGAAAAATTTTACTTTTAGACGAAAGGAATTTCGTACATAAGAATAGGTCGAAAGATGGATTTCAGAATAGATGCAAGATGTGCGAAAGAGAAGTCAGAAGAGAAAAGAATAAGGAGGACTAGATGGGTTTCTTTAAAGATAAAACTGAGAAACTAATGCGGGAAATTGCAAAGTTAGAACCGGAGGAGTTTCTTGGGGTTTGTAAGATTCTGGGGATTAAGTTGGTTGACGTAGAGAAATACGTTGAGGAAAACGCTGAGGAAAACGTTGAGAGCGGCCAGTCCAAAAAAGAAGCGAAACCAAAGGAATTTACCCAACTTTGGGATGAGGTTTGTGAAAAAGTCAACGCTTTGAATAGAACCCAGAAAAGAAATTTAGATAAGTTAGTGCGCGCCGCCACTAAGGAGAAGAAGTAATGGCTAATCAACCTAAGTTTAACTTAGATTTTGAAGAACAGACATGCGCACAATGCGGCCGAGTGAAAGATTCATTTAGTTATCTGCGGACCAAGTCATTTCTATTTCCAAGCGGATATATCAATGTATGTACGGATTGTTTAGGAGAAAGACTTGAGAAGGAGAATTATAGTTGGGAATGTATGGACAGGATTTGTCAGTATATTGATATTCCTTTTGAACCGAAGAAATATGAGGAGTTGAGGGAAGTTCAAGGTACTGCGGCCGGTCTGCTCAAGGCATATAATACGCTTTATATGGGCGATGAATATGAGAATATAGATTGGGGCAGCTATAATAAGGCTTATGAAGATTTGAAAGAACAAGGCGCGCTTGTAGATGTAATACCCGCACTTGGCGATGAAGAGCGGCGTAAACTTCAAGAGAAGTGGGGTATGAATTATGATGAGGAAGCGTTGAGGTACTTGGAAAACCTATATAATGGGTTACTTTTAACGCAGAATATCAACGGGGCATTACAAGGCGACCAAGCTTTGAAGATATGTAAGATGTCCTATGAAATTGATTGTAGAATTAGAGAAGGCGAAGATTTTGATAAATTACTTGCGTCATATGATAAATTGGTGAAGACTGGTGAGTTTACTCCGAAGAACATAAAAAATGCGAGTGACTTTGAATCAATGGGTGAGTTATGTCGTTGGCTTGAAAAAAGAGGTTTTGTAAATCAATTCTATGATGGAGAGACAAGGGATGTCGTTGATGAAACGATTAAAAATATACAAAGTTGGAATCAGAGGTTATATACGAACGAGTCTGGCATTGGTGATGAGATTACTCAACGTATACAATCTTTGAAGACGGCGGCCGAGCTAGAAAATTACTATGACTTGGAACAGGACACAGACTATGATGAATATGAGAATGAGGGGTTTGAAAAGCTGTTCAAGGATGATGATTTTGAAGCCGACGTAGAAAAAGAAGGTGAGTCTGATGCAAGAGAAACGTAAAGAGGTTATTTTAAGTAGCCGACAAAATCTCATGCAACAGGACTTTGTTGAACACGCAGAGCGCGAAGGCATAGAACTTGAGAAGGGCGCTGTAATCACCAATACTTATTTGGAGCAACACAAGGAAGACCTATGTAAATGGGTTCAACTTTTCTCTGCCTATCCAGATTATTACTTAGATATAATTAAACCTGCTGATTCAGAGTTTAGTCTGTTCTTCTTTCAGCGGTTTACCTTGCGAGTGCTTATGCGCTTTAAAGATGTATTTATTACTGCGCCGAGAGCGTATTCTAAATCATTTTTGACAATTTTGGCTCTTTTCTTACAATGTGTGTTTATCCCTGGCCGCAAGGTGTTTATATGCGCGAATACTAAACAACAAGCGGCGCAGATTACAAAAGAAAAGGTTTATGAAATTTACGAGCATTGGCCATTACTTAAAAAGGAAATAATTGGCCATGAAATTAGTGATAATCCCGGTAACTTTGGCAAGGACTATGTTACGCTGAAATTTAGAAATGGTTCAGTGTTGGATGTAGTGCTTGCAGGTGATGCGGCCCGTGGTGGTCGTAGACACGGGGGCCTAATTGATGAGATTAGAGATGGAGACGAGGAAGCAATTAACTCAGTAGTTATACCGTTAGTAAACGTATCTCGCCGCCTTCCCAACAATACAGTAAATGAAAAAGAGCCAA